GTAACCAGATGCCTGTCCTTCCCAAGGGGAAGAAGTATCAGGTCGTCTTCAATAAACTGACCTTACCTCGCTTCCATTTCGTAAATCCGGAAGGGATGCAGGCGCAGATCGACTTCTTAAACGATCCGGAAAGGTGTACGAAGTTCGTTCTAAAGCAGATCATTAAGGCTTGGAAGAAGGTCTCTCTATTGCCTCACGTGGAACGGGATTCGGTCGTAATCCCATCAGCTGCCGTGAGGACGGCCGTTCTCGTTGAGAAGTTGGCTGCTGGGAAGATCATCTTTTCCTCCTTCATCAAGAAGGACTTTCCTAATGCAGAGATTCAAAAGATCATTGAGCTACAGAGCCTTGACGTTCCAACGAAGTGGCCGGAACTGGAACGGACCGTCTTGACTGCGGTGGAAAATGAGATCTTCACGGTAAGGGAAAGATGATTGATCGGAATAAGCCCAGCCGGAATAAGCCCAGCGTCGATTTAAGGGCCTTCTGTGAGACGGCCACCAAGAAGCAGTTGGAAGAAATGCTCAAGGCCGTCCGGAAGCAGATCGCTGACTTCTCCCGAGGACATTCTTACTGCCCAACCGAACTGGCACACGTTGCTGATGAGCATCTTTTAATGGGCCTTTTGACCCTTAAGCGTCCCGGGCCGTCGCGATATGATCAGGTCCGTATTCGGGACGGCCGTCTCGTGACTCTTGGATTCGGCCTCCTAAATAATCTGGTTAAGTGCGTTCGGGAGGCTGAGCAGAATGAAGTTTAAGGCTTTCTGCGAGACGGCTACTAAGGAGCAGCTCGTCTTTTTGTTTCAGGACGTTAGGTCGACGGCCAAAAGAATGAGGGACAACATCCCTGAAGAGCAGAGACGAACCGTTTGGATGACTTTATCGACCGAATATTTGGATCGTGTCATCAACGCTGAAGATCACGTCATTCTGGAGGCTCTTCTGAAGACAAATCCTTTAATGGAAGAGAGGCCCTTTGGTCACACTCTTGCCTTTTTAGGAAACACCTTCGGACCATTGCGGGACTTGAGCGTGCAGATAAAGGAAGATGGGGAAGGACGGCAATATGACCCAGACTGACTTTATGAGTAATCCCGATCTCTGCACCTCGGTGGTCCTCCAGGATCTGATCCAGGCGGCCCAGCAGTATATGACGGCGGGGAAGTTCTATGAAAAGGGTGAGGTGGCGATCACGGAGGCACTGTCTTCCGGGAAGTTGGAGTTCTATTTTATATTGGATTATCTCAAGATTCCTCTTCCGGAGGTCTTTGTGATAGGGTTGAAGCAGTCCTGGTTCCATCATTGCAGTTTGAGTGAATGGAACTCCGGGGATCTGCCGGTCGACTGGCAGGAGGACGTGATCATCAACGTGCCGGATGAGCGGATGCGGGAGCAGGTCATCCAGATCATCCAGAAGGAAGATCGAGGGATCGATTATGAGCGTTACGAAGAGTAGGCAAATGGGAAGGTCATTTTCCTCTATTCTGGCTAATGAGGTTGAGGACTACCAGCGGCGGCACGAGCAAAAGGTCAAGCTGCAGGCGGACTTCTTAAACGATCCGAAGAGATGTACGAAGTGGGCCGCCCAAGAAGTCATAAAGTGGGCCCGACAACATTTTGAATCCAACGTCATCATTGCGATGCCGAGTTATTCTGAACATTGGCAGACCAAGGACGACGTAATCCTGCAGATGCTTTTGGACGGCATCATCTACTTCCAGGACTTCCTGCCGCGAGATAAGCACTTCATTGAGGTGATCAAGCAGCAGGAAGAGATCGATAGGAAGAGCAAGTATGGCTCACTGGTACAGGAACAGATCGACGGCTCATTGGAGAATAAAGATGTTGAAGATCGTTGAGGGTGACCTCCTGACTACTGATCGTCTGATTATTGCTCATCAGTGCAACTGCGTGAGCCGGGGCGCAAAGGGGCTGGCCCAGCAGCTCTTTCAGAAGTGGCCGTGGGCGAACGTGTACGATCCGAAGATCTGCCCAAGGAATCATCGACAGCCTGGTCAGATCTTCATCTGTAAGCAGCCGAAGAAGGACGTAAAGCCCGAGTTCGTCGTCGCCCTCTTTGCTCAGGTCAATCCTGGTGGGCCGGTCGCTTATGCTTCTACCGGCCTATTGATCGATGATCGGGAGAACAGGCTGTTGTGGTTCCAAAAATGTCTTGGTCACCTCTATGGCGTCGGGGGTGGAGAGGTTGCGATGCCCTGGGGGATCGGCTGTGGACTGGCTGGTGGAAACTGGGCAGATTATGAAGGCGAGCTTATTGAGTTCGCCAAGCATTGTGACGTTTATCTCTACAGAAAATAGGCTTGCTCTCCCTTAAAAGCAAAAATAATTTGGACCATTGAAAAGGAGGGCATAAGATGCCTGGCTTCACGATTGTGGGTGGCGAAAACGATGGTGGGCAGATGGTGCGCAACACGGTTGAGACGCGCCGAAACCACAGATGGCGCTGGACTTCGATGGGCAACAGCGTCCAGCCCGACATTCTCATCCTGCTCCAGAAGGCCCAACGGCCCAAGTTCGTCAATGAAGAACCCGTGATGCACCACAACCAGGAGCAGGCTTACTTCATCGGCAAGCAGTCCTGGGAGCCGATCGAAATGAGCTTCTACGACGCCGTCCAGCCCAAGGATTGCTCGGCGGCGATCTGGGCCTGGCTGAAGAAGGGCAACCTGCTCGATCAGGCCAACGTGGAAGTACCAGCCACCTACAAGGTGCGCGGGCAGTTGGATATGGTCGACGGCAAGGGCCAGACCAATGAATCCTGGCTCATTCACGGAGCGTGGCCGAAGGAAGTGAATTTTTCCGATCAAGACTACACAAACACGGAAATTTCGCTGTGTAACGTGCGCTTGCGCTATGATCGTGCTGAAAAACAGCAATAGTCGTTTAATCACAATCTACACTTCGTTGAAGTAAATAAGAGTATGATCAACTGGGCACGGACTACCCAAGAATCTGGTGTGAATGAACAAACCGTTGTCTCGAAGTCTAGGATAGTGGCTATATGTGAACAATGTAAGGCCGAGAGGATTATAAAATATCCTGGTTATCAGTTCATTATGAAGGAGCACGGAAATTCTTATTGTTCTTCTTGTCGGAGCAAGGACAATAGAATTAAGTATGCCCAATCCTTCAAGGAGTCCGATGTTCGTCGGGCTGCGACGTTGTCCAAGACCTTTAAGAAGAAGTGGCAGGACCCGGAATACCGAGAAATGCAACAGGAGATCAAGGGGAGTGAAGATTATAAGCAGAAGATTGGGAACGCTACAAAGGAATGTTGGAAGGATGAAAAGTTTCGGGAGAAGGTAACGGCTTCCGTTCAGAAACTCTATGAAGACAAAGAATATCGAGAAAAGTTATCTATTCTCCGTAATTCTGACGGAAATAGAGCGAAGTTGAAAGAGCGATGGCAGGACCCAGCATATCGGGAGAAGGTTCTTGGTATCTGGAAGGATGAAGAATTTACCAAAAGTTTCAAGGGGGAATGTGTGAAGCGTTTTGAAGATCCGGTCTTTCGCGAGAAAATGAGGGTAGCTCACGAGAAAATGACAAGTTCCCCAGCCTTTAAGGAGAAGATGGCTAAGATTACAACGCAGAGATGGCAGGATCCCGTCTATCGGGAAGAGATGGCTAAGGTGCGGACGGAACAAAGAGGGAAGCAAAGTAGTATTCAGAAGTTGCTTTATTCTATGCTCGATGATTTGAAGGTTCAATATACTACTGATGAAGATGCAGCCAATGCCATTGGTTATTACGTCTGGGATTGTAAGATTGAAAAACAGGGGAAGATGGAGAAGGGTTTATTGATTGATGTAAATGGGGATTATTGGCACCATTTACCAAATACGGTTAGAAGTGATAAGGCGAAGTCCACCTATACCACTAAACACTTTACTCATCTCTATGATGTGAAGTATGTCTGGGAACACGAGTTCCAAGCGAAGGATCGAGTGGTGTCCTTATTGAGATATTGGTTGAAGATGAGCGGGATGGATCAAGTTGATTTCTCCTTTGATGATTTGATGATCAGAGAAATAGGTGTAGAAGAAGCCGATCTATTCATTTCGAAGTGGCACTACGCCGGGAGATTGGGACGTGGAGGAGTCAAACATGGTGCGTTCTTGGATGATAAATTAATTGCCGTTTGTGTTTATGCCCCAACGACCAGACAGGAGACGGCAACATTGCAAGGGTGTAAGTTCAACGAGTTATTGGAACTTTCTCGTTTTTGCATCCATCCTTCTTACCAGAAGAAGAATCTAGCAACCTGGTTCATTGCTAGGACCATCAAGGATCTGCAGATAAAGCGACCGGAAATCAAGAAGCTGGTTTCCTTTTCGGATTCAACTTATAACCATCTCGGCACCATCTATAAGGCCTCCAACTGGCGCTTAGATTGTACAATAAAGCCTGATTATTGGTATGTTGATAAGGATGGTTACGTCATCCACAAGAAGACTCTTTGGAACCACGCCGTTCGAATGAGTCAAACTGAAGCGCAATACTGTACAGAACACGGTTACCAGAAGGTCTGGGGTGGAGAGAAGCGGCGCTACTCGCTTTCCATCTAAACATATCTTGGGAGAATCTTCGTATGCCAGGATTCCAAATAGCCGGCAAGGGTGGGGATGGTCCGGTTAATACGGAAGAGACGCACCGCATCCACCGGTGGTCCTTCGACTGGTATGCACTCGGCAAATCCGTTTATGATTATGCTCTCAGTTGTACTCGTCCGGTGATGGACGCTGATACCGTCACCATCCATCATCGACAGAACGAGGTCTATCTTCCTGGGAAGCATAAATGGTTACCCATTCGGATGACGCTCTACACCAAGCAGAAGGATACGCTGGAGAAGCTCAACAATCTGCGTAAGAAGACCATCGATCCCATCGGGATGAAGAACTTCAGCTTCCGTGCTGATTCGGTTTCCTCCTTCACGCTTTCTGCCTTGGACGGTAAGGGTGTGCCGATCTGGGTTTGGAAGCTGAATGGGGCCTGGGTCTCCAAGATTGAGCATCCGGCCTTCAACTATGAGAACAGCGATCTGGCTACCGTCGACGTGACCATCGTCTATGACTATGCGGAGGAACAATAAATGCCTGGCTTCTACGTGGAAAAGGCCAGATCTGATGCTCAAGAGGTTCATCTTCAGCACTTCTGGGTGGCAGATAACATTGGGCCGCTCAAGGAGCGTGACATTATTCTTCAGGACGTTACGCTGCCGAGCTTTGAGACCGAGCCGCACCTCCAGAACGGTGCGTCTCTGACCTATAAGTATGCCTCCTTCGTCAAGTATTCCGATGCCGTCATTGTCTTCTATGACACTAAGGGTCTGATGGAACATCTGGAGGTCTGGCGAGAGAAGATTTGGACTCCGGATAAGGGCCTCAGCCCGAAGAAGTCTTACGCAGAAGACACCATCATTCGCCAGACGGATGGGGAAGGCAATGATACTGGGGAGTATAAGTTGTTCAATACCTGGCCGATCAAGATTGATCAGGGCCCGCTCACCTATACGAAGAGCGAATCACGGATCATTACTCTTACGTTGGCCTGCGACTG